ATCAGCAGTATCTTCATCATCAACAGCAACTAACATTATAGCATTAAAATAATCTATGTTAAATTTAAACCTTAATATAATTGGAGCTGGTGGACGTAGTAACATTGGAGCAGGACCTAACATAGGACCTACTACAACAACTACTACTACGACTGCACCACCAACAACTAGTACAACTACTACTGCTGGACCGATAAGTTTAAGAACTGACCCGTATTCAGCATCATTAGTGTACGCTGTACCTGGTGCACAATTTGGTTCAACATATGGTCAACAATCATTTAGAAGTGATATTAGTTCTTACATACGTGGAACTGGTACTTCATTTACTGATGCAGAGTTACCATTAACATCATCAGGTATACCTTCATTTGGTACTGGTTCATTCTCTGCTTCATTACAATCGCTAGCATTATGGAGTGGATATCCTTCAGCAATTGAAATATCTGGTTCTAATGGTTCTGGTTCATTAACTATAAAAGGTAATGCAAGTTCATCTCAATTTGAATTCCGTTCAGCTGATTTCACAATTGAAACTTATATCAATTATCAAAATGCAGCAACAGGTGGATACACATTAGGTAACATTGGTCCTTCCAACATTAACGCAGCAATGTTTTGGCAATATGGTACAGGTATTGGATTTAATGTTAATGGAGTGGAAGCGCAAAACCCTGGTGTTAGATTTGTAATCATAACTTCAACAGGATCAGAGATTTATTACGATAGTGCAAACTTACCTCGTCAGGCAAATCAATGGTATCACTTTGGTTGTCAAAGAGAAGGTTCAACATTTACTTCATTATGGAGTGGAAGCGCTGTACAATCATTTGTATTTGGTGGACTTTTAGCTACAGGTAGCTTATCAGAACCATTCTATATAATGGGTACTGGACAAGACGCAGTTAAGTGTCATAGATACCAAGATTATAGAATATACAATGGAGCAGCTAAATACCCTGGAATAACTTCAGGTTCAACATATACGCAACCACTATCAATGGTAATAGCTTAAAATAATAATTTATGAAACAATTCGCATGTTTAGACCTTAACGATGTAGTAATAGCAGTGGAAACTTTAAACCCAGCAAAGGGTGAAGGTTATGCTGGTGCATACGCATATGTACAGGTTGGAGAGGGCGGTATAGTAGAAGCTATACCAACGGTAGGACAAAAATGGGATGGTGAAGCAATAGCATTTAACTAAAAAATAACTACAAACAACAAATTAGTTGTTAAATAATCAAATACAAATATATGAACGCAAAACAAGTATTAAGCAAAATCATCAACGCTCTTTCTATGGAGAAGGAAGTTGCAATGGCTTACGCTAAATTAGCAGATGGTACTATATTAGAATCACCAACTTTTGATGTAGGTGAGGAAGTATCAGTAGTATCAGAAGATGGTACAAAATCTGCAGCTCCTAATGGTGAGCATGAAGTAATCCTTAAAGATTCAGAAGGAAACGATGTTAGAATTAAAGTAATGACTACCGATGGTAAGATTACTGAAAGAGAAAACGTTGAATTAGCTGATGATGCTAAAGAGGAAGAAGTAAAGAAAATACCTGAAGACTTAGAATCAATCGCTGGTGAAGACATCGGTGGTGGTGAAGAAGAATCAAAAGATGAAGAAGTAGAACCAATTACCGAAGATATGGGTAAAAAGTATGCTGATTTAGCTTATCGTATTTCTGAAATGGAAAAGAAAATGCAATCTATGGAAGAAGCTGCAAAGCCTTCTGAAGATAAAAAAGAAGCTGATATCAAAATGGAAGAAGAAGAACTTCCTAAATTAGATGGCGCTCCAGTAGAGGAGAATGCATCTACAAACGCTTCAAAAGATAAACAAAAATTCGGTAAAAATGTAGGTTCAACACAAAATACATTCTTATCTAAACTTTATAAATAAAAAAAACTTATTAAAAATGAGAAAACAACAAAATTTCCAACAACCTAGCGTTACTACAACATACGCTGGTGAGTTCGCTGGCAAATACATTGCATCAGCACTTTTGTCTGCACAAACTCTTGATAACAAGTACATCACAATCATGCCAAACGTGAAATTCAAATCAGTAATCCAAAAGATTGCGGTTGATTCTATCGTTAATGATGCATCTTGTGATTTCACTACATCAGGAACTGTTGCTTTGACAGAAAGAATTTTAGAACCAAAAGAATTACAAGTTAACTTACAATTATGTAAGCAAGAATTTGTAGATTCTTGGCAGGCTCTACAATTAGGATATAGTGCATTTGATACTATTCCTGCAACATTTACAGACTTCTTAGTAAGTTATGTAGGTGGTAAAGTTGCTGAAGCAACTGAAGAATCAATTTGGAGAGGAACAGCAGCTACTAACGGTCAATTCGGTGGTATCTACAACGCATTAAGTTCATCAGTAGTTGCTGGTGGAACAAACGCTCCAATCACTGCATCACTTTCTGGTTCAATTGATTCAACAAACGTATTAGCTAGATTAAACAATTTAGTTGATGCAATCCCTCAAACTATCTATGGTAAAGAGGATGTATTGATTTACATCCCAACTAACGTAGCTAAAGCATACCAACAAGCGCTTGCGGGTGGTTCTGCTGGAGCAAACGGATACAACAACATGATGAACGTTGGTGACAAACCAATGAACTTCAATGGTGTTGAATTAGCATGGTGTCCAGGTTTAGCATCTTCTGCTATGGTTGCAGCTCAAAAATCAAACTTATTCTTCGGAACAGGTTTACTTTCTGACTACAATGAAGTGAAGGTATTAGATATGGCAGACTTAGATGGTTCTCAGAACTTTAGAATCATAATGAGATATACAGCTGGTACACAATATGGTATCGGTTCTGACATCGCTATATACAAAAACTATTAATATTGAGTAAGTAATAGGGAAGTTATTAATATACTTCCCTTTACTCATAATAGTTTCAGAACAAAATTAAAAAATAAAAACTTAATCAACATGCCTTGTAATTTATCAGCAGGACGTAACGAAGTTTGTAAGGAATCAGTAGGTGGATTGTCATATGTTTACTTTGTAAACTGGACAGGTTCACTTGCTAACGCAACAAATGGTATCACAGACGATTTAATAGAATCATTACCAGCAGGCCTTACAGCTTACGCATACGAACTTAAAGGAACGAGTGCATATACTGAAACTGTAAACTCTAGTAGAGAAAATGGTACTACATTCTTCAATCAAGAATTAGTATTAAACTTGAAGAAGTTGACAAATGAGATGACAACTCAATTAAAATTAATGGCTTATGGAAGACCTCAAATCTTTGTACACACTATGAATGGAGATACTCTATTAGTAGGACAAAGAGAGGGAGCAGATGTAACTGCAGGAACAATTCAAACAGGAGCAGCATTGGGTGACCTTTATGGTTATTCAGTAACGTTTACTGGTATGGAACAATTCCCTGCATCATTTATATCAGGTTCAACATTCGGTAATCCATTTGGTTCAGTTACTAATCCGCCTACAATCGTATACGGTACTAACTAATCAGTATATCACTAAAAATATTAAAGAGAGGACTAAGTTCTCTCTTTTTTTATGCTATATCACTATATTATTAGATAAGTTTGTTAAATGAATAGATAATTCAACATAAAGACAAGATAATGTTAGCATACTATATATCAGGAAGCAATAACTATTCAATTAGAGTAGCTCCTACGGGTTCTTCTAACCTTGTATTACAATTGCAAGATATGTACACATTAGTGAATACATCATCTTCTATTAGTGCATCTGGGAGACCTTACACTTACCAACCATATGAGAGTATCCTTAATTGGACAGCTTCTCTATCACAAGCTATTATAGGTGAGCAGTATAGAGCATATATAACTGATGGAACATCCTCTATTTGGCATGGTTCTATTTCAGTATTTGCTTCTCAATCAATAGATAAGCCATCAACTGTATCTCAATTAGGTGTTGAAGAAGTGTATAAGAGTAATGTAACTGATAACGAATATATAATAATAGAATAATATGAAAGGAACACAAGCCTTTTCCGTAGTGAATTTAACACAACAGGAAATACCAATCGTAAGAGAGGATATAAAAACAAGATATAACTGGGTACCTGTTGGTATAATGGGACCTGATGATTATTTTCAAAACATAACTGATAGCTTTACAATCTCTACAACTAATGCAGCATGCGTTGAAGGTATAGCAGATTTGATATTTGGTAAAGGATTGTATTCTAAAGATACAGCTTTCCAAACTGTATTAGATAAATTAATACCGCAAGAAGAAATTAAAAGAGCTGTATTTGATTTAAAATTATATGGTAACGCTGCAATGCAAGTTTATTGGGATGATACTCATACTAAAGTAGTTAAGTTTTATCACGTTCCAGTACAAAATATTCGTGCTGAAAAACTATACGATAATCCAAAAATACAAAATTATTATTATTGTGTTGATTGGAATGATTATAAAGCTCAGAAGTATAAGAAAAAGATTCCAGCATTTGGTACATCAACTGAAAAGATGGAATTACTTTACATTAAGAACTATACACCTGGCAAATACTATTATAGTTTACCTGATTGGATGAGTGCATTACAATTCTCTTATGTAGAAGCTGAATTATCTAACTTACACATTAACAATATTGAAAATGGTTTCTTACCATTAGTAATGATTAAT